GTTCTTCCGCTGCTTCGTTAAACTTTGACATGAATGTTTGAATTACCCAAAATGCGGTTTCTCCAGAATTTTGTGCCATTGCTTTAGACGCCTCTTCTGTTCTATCTTCAATAGCAAGGGCGTTGTACCATTTCTGGTACAACTCCTCACCGATTTCTTTGATAATTTCCTCTAATACGGTAATCTTATCCAAGGTCAGACACCATTTTTGTATACTTTGCTTTAGTGTCTAATATTAGCTTGTTCTTAGAATCATTTAGATTAATCAAGGCAAGCTGGTGCTCTTTTTCTATTCTAATAATTTCATCATTAAATGATTTATTTATTGAATCTATAAGCTGTTGCTTTGTTGGTACCGCTGGGACTACTGGTGTTACTACTGGTGCGCTGGTGCCAGTTCCTTGGCAAGTTCCAACACGAATTGGGCTTGTTGGCATAACGTTGCCTTGCTGACCTCTTGCGCCTTTAGTAAACTTAGAATTACACACAATAGATTGCATAATTTCATTGTAATTAGACTTAGGGTTATTTAAAACAGCGCCAGCCCAAACTGTTCCAGCAACAATTGCTGAAATAGAGGATCCTGAGCCATTTTTTATTGATCCGTTTGGATTTGTAATCGGCATTGCTCCTAAAGCGTAAAAATCTAATAGATTAGCATCGTAGTTAGAAAAATTACTTAGTTCTCCATATTGGTCTGACATGGAAACAGAAACAGACTCTGCAATACATGACGGCCACGCAATTCTTTTATAGTCTCTATTATTTCCTGCTGCAAAAAATACTGGTACTTGTTTTAGAAGCAGGTTTTTTATTGAAGGTGTTACTGAATTATCTGACGGGCAGTAATTTATTTGAGGATTTGCTACCAAAGAATAATTTGCTTGAGCCATGGCAACGCTTTTAATGTTAAACTTTTCAGCGTTTAAATTAACCCATTCAAGAGCTTTGGACACAGTATTGAAACCAGCATCTTGTCTTTGAGATGTTCCAGGCACATTACCAATAATCCTAATAAAAACTATCTTAATGTTTGGATTTATAGTTACTGCAACAGAGGACATTTGAGTTCCATGATCAAATCCACCTGCAGACATAATGTCTACTGGAAGTTGTGCTGAACCAGGTCCTTCCATAAATGATTTTCCGTTTGGACAACTATTCCATTCCATGATACATACTTCATAAACAACCTTGTCCTTAAAAATTGGCAAAGAACTATTTAAGGCAGTATCTAGAATTGCTATTGCAGGCACAGTGTTTGCTTGTGCCGTAGGTGCCACCTGAATTAAGGTGGAGGCAGAGAGAGTTACAGCGACTAGCGCTCTTATTATTTTTTTATTCATTTCTATATTGTACTAAAATATTAAAATCCTGTCAAGAGTTTTTGTCTAATCTCCTCTTGTACCACTTTCCAGCGTCTAGTTCTGGTTGTGATAGGTTGTTTGCCTCTAATAAAGTTATTAGCATGTTGTTTAAAAGATCTATCTCAAACTCAATTTTAATTAATTGAAGCTCCAGCAATCGAATTCTTTCGCTTTTTCTCATTAAATCTTATCCTTATCTATAGGGGTGGGAGCAGTTGCTAAACTTCCACAGGCTGAACATTGCATATCTAAAAAATAAGTTGCAATATCGTAATCAACAAAAACTACTTTAAGGTTCCAAACAAAGCAACCACAAGGGCAAACATGTGTAGGGTATCCTCGTAAATCCATGGCACTACTATAATCTTTTGGATTCAATTCGTTAATGTCCATACAGTTTATTATACTCTAAACTTCAATTATTGTAAAGGGTGGTCTTACCGACATATTAAATTTTGCAGCCGCTTCTAGTGCTAGCCTTACTCTTTTACGTGGAGTTTTAATGGATGGAGTAGAAAAAAATGATCCCAAAGATATTTCCTGTCCAGCACCTTCTGCCATGTAAGGAACGTCAGCTTCGCCAATGTGAAAATCTGTATCCATTACAAATATTCTACCAGCACCTTGAACTGCAATAATAAATACACCGCCTTCATCTCCGTCATCTGTAGATCCTGGATTCTGATTGCCATAGCCGTGTTCCTTAAATACTTCTTTTACTGATTCTACAAACTTAGTTCTCATAAATTTATCTAAATTCTTAAAACCAACACTAGGCTTGTAAAGTGGCGGAGTCCAACTGTATTGTAAAATTTGACCCATCCTAAAACTATCTACAAACCCAATTCCAAATTGACCTACTTTAAAAACTTTTGGGTCTACTCTTTGAAATATTAATCCTGTTTTTTCATCAGATGCTGCGGAGTCCCCACCTAGGAGGACTTTATTTTCATGGATTAGGGCTACGATTGCAGTCATGTCTAAAAGTATACTAAATGTAAAATTATGTGTCCAGTTTGTGAGGGGATATTGATTCTAGCTCAAATAATGCCTGATCTAATTCAGATTTTAATAAAATTAACTCTTCTATGGCCTTATAATATTTATCTTTCCATTCAGTTAATTCTTTTTCTATTTTGTATAACTCAATTTTAAGGTCTTTTATTTCTAGCTTTAAATGATCTTCTGCTCTTTCTTGTTGTCTAATTTTATCTTTTTTAATGTCCCTAAGACTTGCAATAAGGGCAGTTCCAACTCCTGATACTAATGCTGCTAGGAGAGCTAATGTTATTTGGCTGATGTTAAATGAATTCATTATACATAATTATATCATCTAAATCAACCTAAACTATCACCTCTGTTGCTGCAATTTCTTTTCCAATATACTTCTTTTTTAAGATATATTCCTTAATAAAATCTAATCCATTTTGACGACCAGATAAAATTATAACCCATCTAGGCTCAAATTTTGAAGCTGTACACGTCTCACAAATAAACAAATTAATAGGAAGAAGAGTAGATTTTCTTACCACTAAGTTGTTTTTACTTTTATTGCATGAATAACAAAGGATTTTTTCCATTTTATTCCCCTCCTTTTTTGTCTATGTAGAAATTTTCTACGCAGGCTAAGCTTAAATTTTTATATAATGTTTGCACTTTGTTTGCCTTCCAACTCGCATCTTACCCCGTAAGACTCTATAATCTTTTTTATTTTTGATACATAATCAATAACTATTTCTTTTTTGATCCCATCAAATTGTAAAAAATTATCTTCGTATAGCCTTAGTGCCAAAAAGTCTGGATATTTAACTATATCCATTAGCAACATTGATGGCCTTTTAATGCTATGAACCGATTTTTTCATTTCTTCTGTATAAAAGACTGGCTTGTTTGGCTCACCCGTCCACTGATTTATTCCATATTTAAAGAAATTTTTATCAGACATGTTTTGCCTTAAGCTTTTTCCAAATTTCTTTAGTCTTGTGGGTATTTTTTGTCTTATCTACAGACCCAGAATTTAAATAAACTCCACCCCAAACTCCATGCTCATTATTTTTTATTGCGTAATCGTAGCACATTTTTATTACTGGGCACGACAGACATGCCTCATCAATATTTTTTGCAATATTGTAATCAATCTCATATTTTTCATAAAATAAATTAGTTTCCATTCCCCTGCAGGCACCTAGGTGCCACCAGTTTAAATCTTCTTTATCTATTCCAAGACTATTTAAAATATTTGACATAATCTTTCTTGATTACCCACATTCCATTTTTAGATACAGGAACTTTATCAACAATACCCCAAGAGTCATTAAGGTACATTCCTTTTTTACTGCCCCACCCGTTAATATTTTTTTTCCAAATATTTACGGTATAGTTGTTCCAAAAACCTTTATTAGATCTAGAATTAAATTTTTTAAAAAAAACATCAATTCCTTTTTCGTTTAAAAATAACATTATGCTTTTTCCATTTCCCACATTTTTAAATAATAGTTGGATTTAATTTTCATGTTAGTTTTATGAGAATCTTTAATATTCTCTGACTCTGGATCGTGTAGGTGGGCAAATATCATATCTAAATATTCTCCTTTTGCAAAAGTTTTTTTATCTCGCCAATGCACTTCATGAGTTCCAGAAAAAATTAGGGCTTGATTGTCTTGGAGGATGTACTTTTCTTTTTCAACAACAATTGGCCAGTCCCCAACAATAAATTTTTTAAGCTGCACGTCTAACGTTAAGACCTCTTTATCAAACGCTACGTCATAGTGTGGACTTAAAGATGGGTTAACTCCCGTGTCTAAGGTATATCTACAAAATTGAATTCCTAATATTTTTAAATTTTTACCAGAATTTTCAAATGCTTTTTTTTCTACAGTGTCCCATAAATCGGAATCCCCAGATTCTCTCATATCAAAAGCGGGAATATAATACAACTGCTGACCTACTCTTTTATTATTAACAATTTTTTCAATAGGGCATGAGTTAACATAATCATAAATTTTATTTATTTGAGATTCAGAAAAAAAATCACTTATAATTCTATTATTTTTCATTAGTAGGTATCCAAGTGTTTATCGGGATCTCCAGGATTTATCCATAATCCCTTTGAGTCATTAAAGTCATATTTATTGAAAACTGTTTGTCCTAAATCTTTTAAAATATTTTCATTGTCTTTATTTGCAAAAGAAAATGTATACCATATAGGCATTGTGTATCTAACTCCTGATGTAACCTTAGTAACTTCATGCTGGTACACGGTTGGGAAAAGTATTAGTGTCCCAGGCTTTGGCTTTATGTCCACTCCGTAAGCAGGAAATACAATTCGCCCCCCTTCGTAATCTTCGCCAGGATACATTAACCCTGCAATATTTAATTTATAGTAAGAAGATTTTTCTACTGGCTCTCCGTTTGGATGAAGGCAGTCTGTATGCAAAGATGAAGCCATCCCAACTCTCCATTTAACAAAATGTAATGAGTTCCATGGCTCTTGTGCAACTTCTAAATCATACTTGTCCATATAATGTTTTTTAATCTCTGCGTATATTTTATCCTGATATTTATTTTGCAAAGCATAGATTGTTCTGTTTTCTTGCTTTACACGAGAAAACCTTATGTCTTTACCACCAGAAAAGTTTGCGTCATCTTTGTACTGATCTAGGTACTGAAGGATAAGTTCACGATCTGGTTTTTCTAAAAAGTCTTCTATTATAATAATATTTGATGGGTCTTGTCCTATCTTTTCGTAATTTGTTTTATACGGTTCCCATGTTTTGGCATCTAAGCTCATTTGTTCTCCTTTTTTATTAAATTATTTGAGAAAAAATCATATATGTTTTGCTGGTTATAAAGCTCATCTTTAGAATTTACAAAGAATTTAAAATCATGTTCGTTTAAAAATTTATTAGTTTCTCCACACCAAGAAGTCCAAACTAAATTTATTCCAACTTGATCACAATATTGTTCAAATGCTCTCATTGTATGAAGATATCGAATAGCTAAAAGTTGCATTGGCAAGTTGTTAGGAACGCTTGCTATGTTATGCTCTTTTCCTTCATTTACTTCTGGCCTGTACTGGTAAAATATTTTTGGCTTATATATCTGGTGTTCTTCCCAAAACCCTAAATCTCTTATCATTTCTGGGGCTAGCAAACAGATGTTTTTTGGGTTACCAATACTTTTAAAATACTTATACAAATTTGGAACTATTTTATGTACAGAAGCTCCAGGATAAGATAGGTTAGCAAAAGTTTCTGCTCCAAAATCTTTGAATATTTTGTATGCCCAACCATCTTCTTCTTTTATATCCATAGGAATAGTTCTTTCGCAACCCGCAAAAATGATTTCTTCTGGCTGACCTAAAACAAAATCGTCACACCTTAAGCTATAGTTATTTTTTCTATATTCTGCTTTACTATCTTCGTGACCTGGTATCATCCATGTTGGATGGTTTTCTACCATAGGCTCAATTTTATTAGATATCCAAACAGAGTGTTTCTGCTTTAAGTTTTGCGATTGCTCTAAATATGACTTCAATTACACTCCGTTTATTTAATTACTAGTCTAATTGTACAGTAGTTAATGAGTGTTTGTCAATCCTTTTTTTACTTTTTGTCATATATTATTTGCCACAAGTTGGGCATTTTTTGACAACGGATTTAGAAGATTTTTCTTTTGTTTTATTGATTGATGTTCCTTCAAATTTAGGTCGACCAAATCCTACAATAGATACAAGAATTCCTTTTTTATTTTTTTTATAGGCACGAAGTTTTTTACAGCATTCCCCGCCATTTCGCTGGCTGCCCTTAGCATCTCCAGATGTATTTCCTTCTACGCACCAAACGGTTCCGTCTTCATTGTCTTTTACAACAATGCCAACGTGAGAAATTCTGTCTACGCCATCTGATGGGAAATCAAAATATGCAATATCTCCTGCTTCTGGGTCTGCGATATCTGTATCAATCCATTGCCCAGCTTTTTTAAATGCGGCTGCGCCACCTGGGGTATAAACTGTATTGGGGATTTTTACTCCTGCTTCATTTCCACACCAGTTAACAAATGATCCACACCATGGTTGGAAGTCTGCTTTTGTATATTTACCGTACTTAGTTTCATTATCTTTTGGTCCTTCAATGTATCCAACTTCAGCAAGTGCTACTTCAACAAGCTTATCTGCTGTTCCTTTATCTGACATTATTTTACCTTACTCCCAAATTTTGCCCATACTCTTTCGTGAATAAAATATCCAAGGGCTTCCCAACCTATATAAATTAGTGCTCCAAGGCTTGCGTATTCCCACTCACGAGTAAATAAATAAATAACTCCAGCAACACCTACAAGGTGAAAAGTTTCCCAACTTAATGTTTTAATAAGTGTTTTTTTAGTTGAATCTTTAGACATTATTTGTTCCAATTCGTGTCTACTGGTTGTTCCTCTGGCATAGCACCATCAG